TTGTTAGGTGGTTACAGACTTAAAGATGGTCAAACTGTATGGCAAAACGGTCCTGTTATCGAAGCCATGGAGAGAGGTGCTGTTTTACTTCTTGACGAGATTGACTTAGCGTCTAATAAGATAATGTGTTTACAACCTATCTTAGAGGGTTCTGGTGTCTTTGTTAAAAAGATTAACAGATTTGTAAAACCTGCCAATGGCTTTAATGTTGTTGCTACTGCCAATACAAAAGGTCAAGGTAGTGATGACGGTAAGTTTATCGGTACTAATGTTCTTAACGAGGCATTTCTTGAAAGATTTCCTATTACTTTTGAACAAAGTTATCCAAGTGTTGCTATCGAGCAAAAAATCTTGGTTAACACTTACAAGAACTCAACTGGTAAATCAGATAATGATTTCTGTAAGAAGTTGGTTACATGGGCTGATGTAATCAGAAAAACCTACTTTGATGGTGGTGTTGATGAGATTATATCAACTAGAAGATTAGTCCAC